TTTTTGTTTCGTCATAAAGTTCTTGAGGTGTTGCCATAAAATTAATTTAAGTTATCCAATATTACTAGGCAGATTCTAAAGCTGCAACTCTGGCTGTTAATTCTTGTATTGCTTTTAAAAGTTCATAAGTAAAATTATTTCCAACAGTCCAAGGATCAACTCCATCTGGAACAGTATCACCAGTTCCATCATCTGAAGCATCTTTTTTTACTTTACTGGGGAAAATGCTTATTAAATCTTGAGCAACTAAACCGATACCAGAACCGGAACCATCTTTAAAATCAAATTTTTTCAGTGATAGTTGATTTATTTTATCTAAAGTATTATCCATATCTAAAATATTTGTTTTTATTCTCCTATCAGAGTTAGAGAAAAGTTCCACACCTTGAGTTGTACCATCTCTACGAATACCACCGCAAGATGTAGGGCCACCTCCAAATTTAAATGTTATATAGTCTTGTTGATTTGCACCTTGTGTACTCCTTACACCAACCGCTGCATCAGCAGTAGCGTTGTTAAATTCAGCAGCATTATTAGCAAACTGGTTTGAAAAATCGGTGCTTCCATTTGTTACTAATAATTTTTGGTGTTCATCAATCCTCACAACTTCGGTAATACTAGTTGTGTTTTCAGCCATAGTATAAAATCTTAATCTTGATGGTAAATCATTACTTGAAACATTATCTCCAGAACAAGAACACAGTATTCTAGCCATAACATGAAAACCACTACCATCATTACCAGCAAAATCTAATTGTCCAACATCATCATTATCTCCTAAAATTACATTTCCTGAACCTCTACTTTTACCAACAATAAATGTTCCGGGGTTGTCATCATTATGTTGTGCAACTACAGCTATTCTTGAATTATTATTTGCGTTTCCAAAAACAATAAATCTTTCATTTGTATTCGGTGCAAAAGCATTTGAAGTAGAACCTATTAAAACTTGTCCATCTTCATTTATCAACATTCTATGAAGTAAGCCACTGCTATTATCTGGTTGCGTTTTTAAAGATATCTTTCCGTTATCTTTATTTGAAGTATCATTTCCACCCAAAAGATCAATTGACGCAACACTATCACTGTTGTAATCTGCTCTAATAAAACCTAATTGATCGAAATCACCTGTTCTATTAGAATTAAATACAATAGAACCATGCTGACCTGTTGTTGTAAGTTGATTTATTACTAACCCACCACCATTTGCTAAATTTTGTAACCTAATACCACTATCATCTATTCTAAATTTTTCAGATAATGAACCAGCAGTTTGCGTAGATACTGTAAATTCTCCATCTTCACTACCATTCGTAACATCAGTAGATGTTGCTCTTAAACTTACAAAATCTGTTGCGTTACCAGCATCATCATCACCTTTAAATGTAATTCTTCCAATTAAATCATTGTCGGCTGGACTACTCGAATTTTGAAACAATACAAATTCTACGCCAGTATCCGTTGAATTACTTGTTTCTAAAACAAGAATAGTTGAATTTGAAGTTGACATATGTACAAAATCTGAAGGTGAGTCTGTACCAAAACCTACTCGATTATTACCAGCATCAACATAAAACATATTTACAACACTATCGCCTTCAATTCTAAAATCTACATCAGCACCACTTTCATTAAATATTGTTGTTGTACCAAGCTCCATTCTCTCAACACCACCAGTAACAAAATTTATTTTGTTGTCCGCACTTGAATATAAACCTGTATCTAGATCATCTCTAAACGCTAGTGCCGGTGCGCTTTCTGAACCATCTTCAAGAGTAATAGTTCCGTCAAGTTGAAATAATTCTATCCAGCCATCATTAGCAGAATTTCGGAGTTTCATTACAGCGGCTGACGTATCAGCCCACCATTGATAAGCGTATTTTGTTGCCGGCTCCGATGAATTTGAGTTATTACTTACGATTGCAGCAAGTGTATTATTTAAGTCTGTTCTAAAGCTGGCTCCCGATTGGTTCGAGATAATATAGTCTGCTGTTGCCATTGCTTAGTCCTTTTTTATAAGTATATGATAGTTGATAACTTAAATATAAACATATTTACCCTCCTTTACCAAATCCAACTGCTGTATATTTAAAACTCAAATCTTTTAAACCGCTGCTACTTCTTGTTTCGATAACAAATTGTGTTCCTGTTATAGATGTTATATTGAAAAAATCGCCACTTGCAGCGCCTTCAAGGGTAATACCGACAGTTGGAAGAAATGCTGTTGTTGAACCACCCAAAGAACCAGTACCCGTGAAAAATGGGTCAGAAAAAGTTACTGTCTTCGCAGAACCAGTTGTCGCGCATTGACTTGCTATTGCTGAATTTACAGTTTCAGTTCTCCTTTTCAAACTTGCTTCATATCCAAGTTCTGTAACATTAATATTTTGTGCAGGGTCATTAGATGATAATTCAACTTTAAATTTAAATCCCCTTGCTCTATATTCTCCATTTGCAAAGGTATTAAATTGTGAAAAATTAGCTCCATAAGTGCAAGAAGTACCGCTTGATATTGTTGCACTAGCACTTGCTGTAACTGTAAAAGAATTAACGTTAGGAACTGTTTGTATTTCATAATTACCGTCAGTAGCACTTCCAGCAGTAAAATCAATCACAACTTGATCCCCGACAGAGTAACCATGTGACGATTTTGTGATTGTTATAGTTGTTCCGCTTTGTTCGTAAGTGGCGGCTGTTGATGTTGCAGTATCTAATTGTGTTGTGGCAACGAGTAATTTTGCTCCAACATCTTCAGCAAGAGTACCGTCAAATTCAGTCCAAGTATCAATGTTTGCTGTTCTGGAATCAATAAGATCATTAGGCAAAAGTCCAGAAGTTACAAATCGTCTTTTTAAAGTAAGATTAAAAATCGCACCCATTTCAACTTCATTCTGAAATTCATAAGAACCGCTTGAATTAATTGGACCGGCAAAATCAATATTTGATAAATCATCAATATTTTGTGTAATTGAATCTATAAGCAATGTTCCATCTAATAACAAACCATCAAAATCTGCATCATAAAATGTATTTACTTTATTTCCTTGAAATGGTGGTGAATCTGTATCCTCTCTTTCTGTAAGAATTATTTGATTTGGTTGTGGGTCTGGTTGTGTAACAATTATTCTTTGAGCATTATTTGATCTACGCCCGCCGTCATCGAGAAATTTTATACTATAAGTACCAGTTAATGCAGGCACTAATGTTTCACTTATATTGCCTGATAATTTAGGAATTATTTCTGTTGAATTACTAAATGTTGCAATAGCAGGGTCAACAGATGGAGTATGTCTAACAGAAATAGAACCTCCATGAGTTACGTCAATATCTGTAGCGGGGTTAAAACGTAGTCTTACAAAAAGTTCTGATACAGGCTCAACTGTTAAACCTGTCGGGTCTTCTGGCAAAGCTGTTTTACCAACAGCATTAAATGTTAAATTATTTGATGTTGCAGAAAGTTGTCCTTGAACATTATAGCTAAAAACTTGAAATTCATATACACCAAGTTGACTATTTAATATTTCAAAATCAGGACTTGAAACTTTTGTTGAGACAAAATTTCCATTGTTATAACGATAATTTACTTGGTAATTAATAACACCAACGATTGGCTGCCAACTTAAAACAATTTTTGACACCGCTTGATTATTTATTGGAACGATAGTCTCAACAGCAGAAAGGTTAGATGGTGGTGGTTTTATTTCACTTAAAACAGAAACATTTCTTGTTGGTAAAGTTGAACCATCTTCGATAAAATCATATTTATCTTCAACATAAGACAGTGCTGTAATTGAAAAATTTATTCCATCTTGTTCTTCAACACTTATTACCCTAAATTTTTGTGATTGCACTGTTGCGTTTGATAAAAGCCATGCAGTATTTACATTGGGTGTTTGAGAAAAAGCAGAACTTACAGTCACAACACCATCTGAACTTATGCTAGAAACATCTTTCGTTTCAACAGTACCATCTGGTAAAACAACGCTAAATTTTGGAGTATCAGTAGTTGGTAAATCTGTGGCGTTTACATCATCAACAGTCATAACGGTTGTTGACGCAACAGCAGATAATCTTCCGCCTCTTCTAACACCAGCACGAACAGGGTCATTAATGTCAATTACTGCGCCCGGCCTTACTATCGCGCCAGCATCAATTGAAGTTGTAAAGCTTACAAGTTCTGATTCATTTTGTTCTGAAAATAATATTGCTCTTCCTAGCCTTGCTGCTTGCCCTCTTGATGTACAAGCAAAAGCTTTTACTTGTTTTGTAATAATTCCAAACTTACTTTGTGCGGTTGTATCGTCTACAACTTCAAAATCAACATCTTGGCTGTCCATATTATAATATGAAACAGCGACAGCAGTATGTCTTTGTTTTAAACTACTACCTGAATAATTAAAGCCATCGGATGTAATATTGCTTAGATTAAATATATAGCTTGCTGATTTTGGCGAATCTTGAGTAATCGTAATTGAACCAGCAGTAAAAATTGGCATACATCTCATAACGCCAGCTAGTTCATTTATAAGATCAAATGCTTCAGAAGAATTTTGTATATTTACATTACAACTAAATCGTGCTTCCTGACCTCCAAATCCATCATCTACAAGAGTGTTTGCAAACTTACTTGCAGTAACAAAAGAAAATAAATCAAGATTACTGTCTGTTATATGATCGCCAAAACCATATCTTGTATTTGTAAGTAAATCAAGCAATACCATTGCTGGACATGAAGTCCAAACAGCAGCACCCATAACACCATTAAAAATATATCCATCAGGATAAACAATACGACCAGTATTGGAATCAACAGTTGGAGTTCCAGAGCTAGATGCACCAGCCCCCGGTATTCTTACTTTTATTCCTCTTATTCTAAATTTTCTTGATGGTATTGAACTAAATTGTTCTGAATCAAGTCTTATTGCGTTATAGGCAGAGTTTGCATAAGTAGAGGCATTGTCAATTATTTCTGAAAAACTTGTCCATTGAAAGGCATTTACTGTACTACTACTTGTACTGTCTGCGGTTATTCTTGTAACCCTTATATCAACAGGAAATGCACCAGTTAGTTGTACTGAAAATTCTTTTTGATATGCATCGGCAGTTCTTCCAGTAACAGTGTCAGTATGCACATCTGTAAAACCACCTGAATTATATTGAACAGAGATTTTAAATTCCACTGTATCACCTAATAAATCTCCACTATCTGTTGCTACTTGTATCTGTGGAAATGTAATTGTAAGTTTTACACGATCAACATTTGTATTTGTAATTTGTCTTGTTACTGGCGAAGATGTTGTAACTTCAACACCAACAGGTGTAGATGACGAAGAACTTTCAACGCCATCAATTTTTATTTGATCAGCAGTCCCATGTCTTGAATTAAATGTTATGTCTTGAAAATTAAAATCAATGTTTTGTGGGTCAGTTGTTGATGCTGTTGATGTTAATATTGGTGTATCGTTTAAAAAAACATCCTTCAGATATGCGTTTTTGTATGCTGTAGAACTTTTATCTGTAATACCTGCTTTTGATGCAGATGCACTTCCCTCAATTTCACCTTCAGAAATCAAATCTAAAAAAGTTATAAATTGTTTACTATGTAAAGTATCAGGTGTTCTTGTAGGTTGAGGTGGCGGGGAGGGACTCCCACCTCCACCAAATGAACCACGAATAATTTTTTTACTATCTGTCATACTTGTACCTGTTCAGTATCTATTGAAGAACTAATAACAACAGACCCAGTAAAAATTTCGCCATATACTAAAGGTACTGGTGTACCAGCACGACTTGTTTGTTGTGTACCATTAAAACTAAAAGACAATCTTGGATCTTGCTCAGAACTAAATTGTGGCATTTTTGGTGTAGGAAATAACATATCACTTACGCCGCTCAAAACTAATCCCGCACCAATACCAAAAGCTGCTTTTGCACCTAAACCAGCGGCCGCAAAACCACCAGCACTTAATCCAGTTAACGGTGCTGTAAATAAACCACCAACACCAAAACTTAAGGCAATTAAAGCGCCCCCAAATAAAGCCTTACCAATACCACCAGAACCAGATACAACAGGAACAAATTTAATATCAGATTGACCTACTGGAAAATGTAATTCTTCAATACTTACTTCTTTTTCTTTTTCTAATAACACTTGATAATATCTATTTGCCATATGACCTTCTAATTCTGGAAAATTATTTACAAGAAAACTAACAGCCTGCGCTGTTGTGTTAACTGCGGCTTCTAATTCTTTGTGACCTGTTATTTTTACAAGTTCACCATACAATTTTATTTTACGCATCATAACGATACCGACCCCCTGTACATTTTAACAACCAAGGATTGTATGGTTCTTTACAAGATAGTCTATCGCCTAAATGATGTAAAACATCACCATCTATAAAAATTCCAACATGGTTTAAACCTTTACCTAAAATACTCATTGCCAAAACATCACCATTTTTTAATTTTTCGTTTGGTGATAATAAACGAAAACCCGCTGTAATTAAATAATTATTGAAATCGCCATCTTCCTTTGATTGTGGATTTATATGAAATATTTCAGGTGTTAAAGGTCTTGTAGCTTTTTTAAAAGTAATTGCTTTTTCTTGCAAATACCAATCCTCTACCAAACTTAAACAATCAGTAACACCCCAAACCCAAGTTCTTCCAAGTAAAGGAGGTTTAAATCCACAAGGCTCATAATATCCCCACGTTTCTGTTTTAGGGTTGACAATATACCAAGGCAAATTTGAATCTTCACAGCTTATTTTATCGGCCTCTGAAGCGACAGGCGGTGTTATGGGGTGCGAATGTACAATTCCAATAATTTCTCCAAGTTCATCACCTTTTACAAAATCTTCTGGATTCATTATGAAACATTGATGAGAAGTTATTGATAAATTTTGACAAGGAAAATATTTTTCTTTTCCACGAATATTTAATAAAAGACCGCAAGACTCTTTCGGGTCTTGTTCTTTTGCGTGAAGCATTGCATCATCTTTCCAAGTCATTATGCGGCCAATCCAATGCTAGGAAATTCAGCCCTTGTACATTGTCTCTTTGGTGCACGAACACCGACAAGATCAATGGGAGCAGCTAATTCAAAAACAACTACATCTCTAGTTTCTTGTGACTTTCTATCAATAGAATATATTTCTTGTGCAAATTCTGCATTTGGGTCTGGTGTACCATAAGGATTAACATTACCAGCAAAGTTGACAGCATCAATAAATTTTGCAAGTGTTCTTATTCTTGTAAGGGTTGCACCAGTAAGATCATTTCCAGTTGTTGTTTGGTTAACTGTTAAAAGGATGGATGTAATAGTTCCAAGAACATTACTTACAGTTAGAGTTGGTCTTGGAATTTGGCCTTTTTGATATGCAAAACCTTCTGCTTGCACTGGAAATCTTTGGTATGTATTGCCAGCCCAAACAATTTCGCCATTAGAATTTAAACTTGAACCAGCATGAAATCTGTAAGTTGTTGCAGAGCCATGCAAAGCAGAAGTTGTTGTAAGAGTAAATAATTCAATAATAGATGATGGATTTATTGATTGAATATCACTTATAACACTACTGCTCATGGTTCAAACACCTCTCTAAAAGTTGTACTTATTTTTGCTCTGTTGTTGTAAGGAATAGTTTTTGTCCAACTTTCGCAAACAAATTTTTTTGCACCTGATACAGTTACAGAAACATTACCGCTGTCAGTTGCAGAAGAAGCCGCTGTAACTGTAAATGTATTTTGATCAGCGGAAGAAGCAACAATAAAAGTACCATCTGTAGGAGAACCACTTGCAGTCGAAGTGTAGTCAAGAACTACAGTTTCCCCAATAGCAATACCATGATTAGTTACAGTTATAGTCACAGTGGTTCCAGATTGGCTGTAAGTGCCTGTTTTTGATATACCTTCACCCGGTGGGGTAAAAGTAAAACTTTCTTGGTCATTTGCTCTACTATCTAAAAATGCCTCAATAACATCTGATTCAATTTCCGTTACATCAAATTGTAAATCATAAACTTTTGGGTTTTGATGACTTGCTAAACCAAATAAAACTCTGTGTTCATAACCATCTGCAAAACGTACAAGTCTTTTTACTGGTGATGATTTTTTGCTGAACCCGACATAAGTAGGTGTAAATGATGGAAATGTAGCCATTATGCAAGTAAACCTCCCGGACGTTTTTCTTGAACTAATTGTGCCTGTATAGCAGCGGAAAGAACAAGACCAAGTTCTCTACTTTCTTTTTCATTGCCTTCTACATTAGAACCTGATGCGTCTACATTAACAACAATATTATTAGTTACGCCACCACCAATCCGATCATTAGGAATAATAGTACCCGCAGAACGAGGAACAAAAAGCTCCGGACCTCGCTCGCCCACGATTGAAGCCCTCCCGACAGGTGGCCTTCCACCATTTGCAAAACCCGGCAAATTAGAAAATATACCAAAACCTGTTGCTTTCAGTGCAGTATTGATACCAAGTCTTAAGAGTTGTGAGCCAATATCATTAAGAATACCCTTTGCCGCTTCTCCGAGTGATTGTGCATGCATAATTGCACCAACTAAAGCATCAGAAACACCTGTTGCAATACTATCTCCAATTTGTGTAAATATTTCTTTTTGTCGATCAAGAATCCTGTTTTGCTCTTCTAATTTTCTACTTTTTTCTTCAGCGTCTAATATACTTTTTGCTTCTATAACTCCAACTTGCTCAATTAAATCTATTTCTCTATGTTTTTGTTCTATTTCTGATTCATTGCCTTCTAATCTTGCTGTTAATAATTCATTTTTTCTTGTGATAAGTTTTAATTGATTTTCATATTCACTTGTTTCTGTCTTTTGTTTTTTATTTAGTAGATCACTTTTATCTAAAGTTTTTTTCTCTTGTTTTTGTAAAGGTGTTTCTTCAAGCGCAGGCTGATTTGGTATTGGAACCATGTTTGCGTCATATTTAATTCCGCCAATAGTGAAAACATCTTTTTCTGCGGCTCTTAAAATATTTAAATTAGCTTCTCTGTTAAATTCTTTTCTTTCTTTGAAAAAATCACTTATTTCTTTGTCAACTCCAACTCCTGTGACCCTGCTAAATCTGCCTAAATCGAATTTTTCTTGAGTCTCTCTTCTAGCTACATTTGCGGCGTCTAAATCAGCTTTTACCCCTTCACCTCCAAAAGATATTCGTTCTATAAATCTATTTATTGATTGAACTCCTTTAATGCCAAGATTTATTATTGCTTTTATTTCATCCCCTAAATCTTCTCCAATAGTTCTTGCAAGAGTTTCAATCGAATCTTGTAATGTACTTAAACGCCCATTTAAAGTGTCACTTTGTGCAATAGCGCCATTAGCATATTTTCCCCCCGCATCTGTTAAGTTTTGAAGAGCTATATTAACGGCATCGGCACTAAATTTACCACCTTCTAAAGCCTTTCTAAATTCATCGGCTGTAAGACCATACATATCAATTAACTCATCTTGCAAGTTAACGCCTCTTTCTTGTAACTGAAGCAATTCTTCGCCTTGTAATCTGCCTTTTGCTTGTATTTGTCCAAAGGCTGTTGCTATACCGCCAAGATCGGCTCCTGTCGCACCCGCAACATCAGCAAGCCTTTTTGTAACATCAACAAGTTGTTCTGTTTCAAATCCAAACGCTTTTAATCGTTTTGTTGTTTCTATAAGTTCAGAGCTAGTAAAAGGCGTTACTGCGCCAAATGCTTGAAGTTCTCTAATTATTTGGTTTGTATCTTCAAGAGAGTTTGTTAAGACTTCAAGACTTTTCCTTTGAGTTTCTAATTCGGCAGTTTTTACAAAGACAAACTGTGCTGTCTTAATTGCAGCAAATCCAATTACTAAGTTCCTAACAGCACCAACAAGTTTGTTTACTCCTCCGCTTGCCCTAGCGGCAGCCCTTCCAGACCTATCAATTGACCGATTTGACTTATCAAGACGATTTTTTAAATTTTTTTGTGTGTTTGATAATTTATTTGAAACTTGATTGACTTGCCGAAGTTTATTAACTGCGCTCGTAGCGTCTACAGCAATTTTTACATTAGCTTGAGCCAAGACAACAAAAAACCTTTATTTTAGTGTACACCTATTTTCGTCTTGCGCGATCCATTGCTTGCTTTTCTTTTTCATTTTTTACTTCATAGTATGCAGCCCAATA